AAGAACGGTAAGAAGGGCGTCGCGGTGGCGTTGAACAACGTGCAGAAGCTCGGCGACGGCCCGCGCCTGGACAGCCGCATGCGCGCCGAGGACGAGTTCGACGCCGAGGAAGGCGAGGCGAGCGCTCTGTCGTAATCCCCGCTCTGCCCGGCCGCAACCTGGCCAACGGGCATCGAGGTATCTGGCTGGGGGCTCCCGGCTGGACGCGTGGCCCCGGCGAGACGGGGCTTTCTTTTCTCTGGAGAACACGATGCGCCCCATCATTCTCGGCCTCACCGGCTACAAGCGCAGCGGCAAGACGACGGTTGCCGAACATCTCTGCGACGCCCACGGTTTCTATCACGAGTCGTTCGCCGCCCCGATCCGCGCCGCCGTCATGGACATTCTGGGCCTCGACTTCATGCACCAGCTGGATCAAGCGAAGGAATCGCCGATCGCTTGGCTCGACGGCACGACCCCGCGCAAGATGATGCAGACGCTCGGCACCGAGTGGGGCCGCGAGATGATCCACCCCGAACTGTGGATCCGCGCTTGCCAGCGCCGCATCCAAGTCGCGATCGACCGCGGCGAGAACGTCGTCATCTCCGACGTGCGGTTCAAGAACGAGGCCGACGCTATCCGCAGCATGGGCGGCACGATCTTGCGCGTTATCCGCGTCACGAACGAAAGCCAAGATCCCCACGCCAGCGAGGCCGAGATCGAGTCGATCCACAGCGATTTTTTGCTGTCCAACGAGGCGGATTTGCACGCCCTTCGCCGCAACGTTGACATGATGCTTCCTTGGTTCTCGGAGGGGGCGTGATCGAAGTCTCGATCGACCTGGAAACGCGCAGCACCGTCGATCTCAAGAAGAGCGGCGTGTACCCCTACGCGGCGCACCCGACGACCGACGTGTGGTGCATGGCGTTTCGGTGCAACGACGATTCGCGCCCCCACCTCTGGTGGCCGGGACAGCCTACCCCGCGAATCTTCGGCGCTCGCACGCCGTTGACGGTCCGCGCCTGGAACGCCAACTTCGAGCGCCAGATGTGGAACGCGATCCTGGTGAAGCGGTACGGATTCCCGGCCCTACCCCTCGACTCGTGGGTGTGCACCATGGCCGAGGCGCTGGCCATGGGCCTGCCGGGGTCGCTCGACATGGCCGCGAAGGCCCTCGGCCTGCCCGTCGAGAAGGACGCCGCCGGCTCGCGCTTGATGATGCAAATGGCCAAGCCGCGCCGCGTCCAGCCTGATGGCACGGTGATCTGGTGGGACGCCCCGGACAAGAAAGCGCGCCTCGGCGAATACTGCAAGCAGGACGTGGTGGTGGAGCAGGCGATCGCGGCCCAGGTACGCCGTCTCTCGGCGCCGGAGCGCCGCATCTGGATCCTCGACCAGCAGATCAACGACCGCGGCGTGGGCCTCGACACGGGCCTCGTGTTGGCGCTCCACGACATCGACCGAGCCGCGCAGGCTGACGCCGATCGACGCATGGCCGAACTGACGGCCGGTGAGGTAAGCGCCGTCACGCAGGCCGGCCGCCTCACGGAGTGGCTGCGCGGGCAGGGCCTCGACCTCGACGGCGTGGCCAAGGACGACGTGCGCGACCTGCTGGAGTGCGACCTCGACCCGACCGTCAAAGAAACGTTGTTGCTGCGTCAAGAAGCCGGCGGCACGTCGTCGCGCAAGCTCGTCTCCATGAAGAGCTCCGTCTCGGCGGGCAACCGCATCCGTGGCATGCTGGCCTACCACGGGGCCAGCACCGGCCGCTGGGCCGGGCGTCTGGTGCAGCCTCAGAACATGCCGCGCGGCACGATCAAGCACAAGCACCTGGAGCCGTCCCTGCCGTTCGTGCTGGCGCGCGACACCGGGGCCTTGGAGACGCTGTTCGGTTCGATCCACGGCGTCGTCCCCTCGGCCCTGCGTGCGTGCTTCCAAGCCGGGCCGGGCAACGTCCTCTACGCCGGCGACTACAGCCAGATCGAGGCCCGCGTGCTGCCGTGGCTGGCCGGGGCCGAGCACGTGCTGGATGTCTTCCGCGCCGGCACCGACATCTACCAAGCCGTCGCCGACCGCATGGGCGTGGACCGCCAGATCGGCAAGGTCGCCGTGCTCGCCCTCGGCTTCCAAGGCGGCAAGCGCGCCTTCCAGTCGATGGCCAAGAACTACGCGGTGAAGGTCACGGACGAGGAGGCCGAGGAGGCCAAGGTGGCGTGGCGCCAAGCCAACCCCGAGGCCGTGGCCATGTGGGAAGGAATTCAGAACGCTGCGTTGCGCGCCTGCAACAACAGGCAGACCTCGTGCTGCGACGGCCGGATTCACTTCTACCTCGACGGCCCGGATTGGCTGGTGTGCGAGCTCCCTTCCGGCCGCCGCCTCTGGTATCGCAAGCCGCACATCGTCAAAAAGCTGACACCGTGGGGACGGGAAGTTGACGAACTCCGGGCGTGGGGCGTGGACTCCTACACGAAGAAGTGGACGAGCTACAGCCTCTACGGAGGTCTTTTGACCGAGAACGTGGTGCAGGCCGTGGCGCGCGACATCATGGCAGGGGCCATGCTTCGCCTCGACGCCGCGGGGTACCCCCCTGTTCTTACTTGCCACGACGAAGTGGTTTCCGAAACGGCCGCGGACTTCGGGAGCGTCGAGGAGTTCCGCAGTATCATGACCGTCACCCCCAAGTGGGCTTCCGGCCTCCCCATCAAGGCCGATGTCTGGAAAGGCACGAAGTACAGAAAATGACCCACCAAGCAACCTTCCAAGCCCTCTACGCCGCCGGCATCCGAGAGCTCGTCTGCGTCATCCCGCCCAACGCCCCGCTGTCCCCGCGATCCAAGATTGCGCCGGCCAGCCGCGGCAAGAGCCCCGGCCGCCCCAACGGGGAGGGAGAGTGGGGCGGCTACCCGTGGCAGACGGCCGGGCAACCCGACCTCCGGGCCGTCATGGCCTGGCAGCAGGCCGGCGCCAACATCGGCCTGCACGCCGGCCGATACCCGGGCATCGACATCGACGTGACGCGCGAGGACTTGGCCGCGGCGATTCACGCCGAAGCCGAACGCGCCTTCGGTGCCGCACCGGTGCGAATCGGCCGGGCGCCGAAGCGCCTCCTGATGTACCGGGCCGACGTGCCGTTCCCGAAGATGCAGTTGCGGTTCCGCGCCGACGACGGCGTGGAACATCTCGTGGAACTTCTCGGGCAGGGCCAGCAGTACGTCATCGGCGGCATCCACCCGGCCACGGGGGAACCCTACACGATCGACCGCCCGGTGGAGCAGCTGGTGGACGCCCTCCGGCCGATCACGCGAGAGGGGGCCACCGCCTTCTTCGAGGGCTTGGCCGAAACGCTGGAGATGCTGGGCTGCGAGGTGGTGGACCGGAGTTTCAGCGCCGAGCACGCCGAACGCCTGGCCGTGGACCAGGAGACCCTCAAGGGGCCGTCGATCGAGGCCGTGGCCAAGCTGGTGGCCGCGACCCCCAACGGCGACGCCTTTCCCCACCGCGACGACTACATCCGCTTCGGCTACGCCATCAAGGCGGCCTGCGGCGTCGAGGCCGAAGGCGAGGCGCTGGAGATTTGGATGGAGTGGGCCGCCCGGTGGGAGGGTGCCAAGGACTTCGATTCCGACACGGCGGAGCGCGACTTCCTGCGCATGCACGCGCCCTTCGAGATCGGTTGGAACTATTTGCTGGAGGCCGCGCGTCGCGCCGGCGTGGCCACCGCGGAGTGGGACTTCGACGCCAAGGAGGCGCCGGAAGAAACGCCCGCCGAGCGCCCCAGTGGTGTTCCCATGTGGTCGGACATGGCCATGGTCCACCGCATCCTGCGCGCCCACGGCGACGAGATCATGCACGTCGAGGGCCACGGCTGGTACGCCTGGAGCGGCCGCGCGTGGGAGCCCGACAACAACGGCGTGCGCGTCACCCAGCGCGTCACGTCCGTCCTGGCCCAAGCCTCTGGCCAAGCCCTCCAAGAGATAGAGAAGGCCAACACCGCCGACAAGGTGGCCATGCGGCTGTCGAGTTCGAACACGGTGTCGGCGGTTCGCACCTTGCTGGCCAGCGCCGCCGGCATCCAGCGAAAGGCCGAGCACCTAGACGCGGACCACTTCCTGCTCAACACGCCCGGCGGCATCGTCAACTTGATGTCGGGGGAGATCCTGCCTCACCGCCCCGACGCGCGCATGACGAAGATGACGGCTGTCGCCCCGGATCGCAGCCGCCCGGCCTCGCGTTGGCGGCAGTTCCTCAAGGAAGCCACCGGCGGCGATGTCGAACTGGAGTCCTACCTCCAGCGCCTCGTCGGCTACAGCCTCACCGGCTCGGCGCGCGAGGAGATGCTGGCGTTCTTCCACGGCGCCGGCGGCAACGGCAAGTCGTTGTTCTTGAACGTTATCCGCGAGATGCTTGGCCCCTACGCCGAGACAGCGGCCATGGACACGTTCACGGCCAGCACCGGCGATCGGCACCCCACCGACATGGCCAAGCTGCGGGGTGCCCGCCTCGTGACGGCCAGCGAGACGCAGGCCACGCGCCGGTGGGACGAACAGCGCATCAAGGCCCTCACCGGCAACGAGGACGTGACGGCGCGCTTCATGCGGGAGGACTACTTCACCTTCCGCCCGCAGTTCACCTTGATCGTGGCCGGCAACCACGCGCCGAAGATCGAGAACGTGGACGACGCGCTGATGCGCCGCATCCACATGGTGCCGTTCAACCGCAAGCCGGCCAAGGTGGACGTGCACCTCAAGGACAAGCTGCGCGAGGAGTATCCGAGCATCTTGGCCTGGGCGATCGAGGGCGCCGTGTTCTGGTTCGCCGCGGGGTTGCAGCCGCCGGATTGCGTGCTCGGCGCCACGCGCGAGTACCTGGAGAGCGAAGACGTGGTGTTGCGTTGGCTTGCCGAACGCACCCACAAGCAGGATAATGGCGGGTGTTTGCTCACCGAAGCCTACGCGGACTTCCGCGACTGGAGCCGGCAGGCGAACGAGCAATCGGCCATCGCGATGTCGCAGCAGCAGTTCTCGAAGGCGCTGGCCGGCAAGGGGCTGGCGCAGCATCGCGATACGACCACTGGCTTGCGCTCCGTCACGGGGCTTGCGCTGGTTGCCGATCCTGCGGCCTCGACGGCCGACTTCGCTGCACTGGAGCCCGCAGTTGCGCAAGCACTTGGTGATCCCTGACACGCAGATCCGGCCCGGCGTCCCTGACATTCATCTCGAATGGATTGGACGCTGGGCCGCGGAACACACGCCGGATGTGATTGTCCAATTGGGCGACGCGTGGGATATGCCCTCGCTGTCGGCCTACGACGCGCCGGGCTCGATGAAGATGGAGGGCGCGCGCTACGAGGCCGACGTGGAGGCCGGCAACGTGGCCTTCGCCAAGCTCAACAAGCCGATCGAGGACGAGATCGCGCGGCGGAAGCGCCGCAAGATCAAGGCGTGGGATCCTGAGCGCCACTTCCTCTTCGGCAACCACGAGCAGCGCATCGAGCGCGCCATCAACGCGAATCCCAAGTTCGCCGGCACGATCGGCTACCACCACCTCAAGACGCCGGGGTGGGCGCGACACGACTACTTGGAGCGGCTGTGGCTCGACGGCCTCGTCTACAGCCACTTCTTCCAAAGCCCGCACTCCCGCTACGCCATCGGCGGCACGATCGACAACGGCCTCAACAAGATCGGCGCCAGTTTCGTGCAGGGCCACGAGCAGGGGATCCGCTACGGCACCCGCATCCAAGGCTCCGGTGCCAACTGGCACGGCCTCGTGGCGGGCAGCTGCTATCTCCACGACGAGGGCTACCGTGGCGCGCAGGGCCAAGGCCACTTCCGCGGCATCGTCGTGCTGAACGATGTGGAAGACGGGGACTACTGCATCGAGGTCATTCCCCTTAATCGGTTGTGCCGGATGTACGAGGGCGTCACGCTCGGCGCCTGGCTGCGCGGCACGTACAAGGACGCCGAGCACCGCTTCACCTTGGCCCGGAAGAAGTGACATGCCGCGAAAGAAGGCCACGCCCCCGGCGGTCTACTACATCGGCAAGCGGCCACATCTGCACGTTCCGTGCAAAGTTTCCCCTGAGATCAAGGACTTGGCAAAGGCCATGACGGCGGGGAATGTCGAAGCGGTGGTGGCCATCATCTACACGACCGACGGCGACGAGTACCGGGTCTACGACATCGGCCGGCGAAACGCCTTCGACGTGGCCGCCGACTTGCAAGACATGGCGAGCCGGTTTAGCTGACAGGGTTGTATTCTGCAAAAGCCGGTGTTAAGGTGCGCCCATCAACCAACTGGCTCACCGAAAACTACCATGTCTCGAATCCCCGCCAAGCGCGCCGAAACCTTCTCGTTTGACGGCATCCCGAACCAGCGCGTCTCCGATGTCTGGTTCGCCACCGGCGGCGCCTACTCCCTGAACTGGCTGCGCTCGGCCCTTCGCCGCGGCATCGTCACCAGCGCCGACCTCAAGGCCTACAAGGAGAAGGGCGTCTCCGAGCGCATGCAGCGCATGTGGGCGGCGCGCGACGCCTACCACGAGGCCAACCGCGCCGCGAAGGCCGCCGCCAAGGGGAAGTGACGTGCACTGCCCCAAGTGCGGCTACGAGACGCGCGTCATCGGCACACACCGCTTCACCGACGGCATCCGCCGCCGCCATGCTTGCGTCAACGACGAATGCAAGCATCGCTTCAACTCCGCCCAGGTCATCTACGGCAAGCCGTTCGCTGTCTGCAAAGGCAAGCGGGTCAAGCTCGTGGACGGCGTGTGGCAAACCGCCAAGACGCTCCGCGAGATGGACTTGATCGTGGCGCGCTCGAAGCGTGCAAAATGGACTGCGGCAGAACGCCGCGAGTTCATCAAGAAGTCCCTGTTCGGGGACAAGTATCGCGAACCCGCCGAAGCACACGAAACCGAAGGAGCCGACCATGGCTGACGAAATCGACCGCGCCCAAGACCTCAACCTGGCCATGAACGACATGGCCGCGAAGCATCGCAAACCGACGCTTCCGGCGCTGGGGATCTGCCACTACTGCTCCGAACCGGTGGCCGGGGAGGCCAAGTTCTGCGACGCGGATTGCAGCGCGGACTACGACAAGGAGCAGCTGCTCCGGCAGCGCCACTCGCGAGAGTGACGCTGCCCTAGCCTCACTGGCCTATCAGGGCCCGCATGCGCGCCTGCTGGCGGATCAGGTTCTCGCGTTCCGCCGGCGGGGTGTTCGGGTCTTCGATCAACCGCTGGCGCTGCTCGATGCCGCGGAGCACGTCTGCGCGAGCCGGGCCGACGCTGGTGTCCTCGTTCCCGACAAAGCGCCCTGCCGCCGAACCGGCGCCGCCGCCCAGGCCGCGGCCGGCGGCTTCCGCAAGCTGCCCCGTCTGCTCCGCCGCCACTCGCTGGCGAGCCACTTCATCGAAGAACGGGTTGAGCTGGCGAGATCCCTGCCGGGTCCACACGTCGCCGATCGCGTTGACGGCCTCGGCCTGCGCCGTCTTTTGACCTCGATTGATCGCCTCCGCGGCCTTGGCCGTGAGGAACGGCAAGAAGTTGGCGTTCTGCAACACCGAGCTCGCTTGGCCGCCAGTGAACGCAGGGTCGGTCGGGTCGAGCACCGACACGCGGTTCTGGCCGCCGAGGAAAGCGTTGCGCGTCTGCGACTGCTGGGTGAGGGCGCCAAGCTGCTGGCCGTAGCGCTCTGCCACCGCAGGATCTTGGAGCCGCGGAAACACGTCCCGAAGCCCGCGAGAGGTAAGAGCGTCGGACACCGAAGGCACCACCTGGTCCACTCGCCCGCCTTCTCCCGCACCCAAGCGCTCCCGCGCCAGGATTCGCTCGTTGATCGAGTCCATGACGCCCTCGCGGAACTGCGCGGGACCGACCGGGTTCGGGCGCAGCGCGGGCGGCAAACCCGCCATCTGGCCGGCTTCCCGCTTGGCGACTTCGCTCAAGATCTCCGCAGGCCGGTTTCCTTTGGCGTCAAGGAACTCCCGGCCGAGGCCCGCGAACTCGTCGGCGGTATAGCCCGCCGCGCGAGTGTCCAAGCCGGTCCCGTAGCTCGGCGGCAGAACACCGCGGAGGGCGGAACTGAACTCTCCGTAGGCCTCGCCCAAGGCGCGCGCACGCTGGGGGTCTGCCCCTTCCCCGACGAGATTGTTGGCCGCGCTCTGCTGCATGGTGCCGAGCGTTTCGCGAGTGTTCTCCGCGAGGTTGGCGTCCATGAGGATGCGGCGCTGCTGCGGGTTCAGCGGGTCGATGAAAGGCCCTTGGCCGGGGAACTTCGGCGAGGTACGCATCGCATCGACGGCGAGGGTACGGCGCAACGCCTCCGGCACAGCGCCCGCTTGGTTTTCAAACAAGGCAGCGACTCGCGGATCATCCCCGACGTAGGGGCTCCCGCCTGCCGGGCGCAAAGCACTGTTGAGGAGCGGGTCCGCTTCCTCGTTCAAGGCCTGCTGCCAGGCCCTCGCGTTGAACGCGCTACGCTGGCCGGGGCGCTCCCCGGTCGCACGCTCCAGCACGTCACGGACGCGCTCGCCTTGGCGCGCTGCCCGTTCGTCCAGTAGCGAAGCCACGTTGCCGCGAACCTCCGCGTTGAGGTTGGCTGCGCCGCGCATGTTGCTACGCATGGCGGGGCCTGCGATGTCCGCGAGGATGGTGTCGTCAATGCCAAGGGCCTCCAAGCGGGCGATCGCCTCTCGGAAGTCGTCCAGAGAAGCATTGCCGCTGGCCACCATTTCCGAGAACTTCTGCAACCCTTCACGGCGTGCGCGGTCGGCGGCATACTCGCCCGCGTCACGGATCATGCCTCCCGTTGCGGCGCTGGCCGCGTTGCGAACGCCTTGGCCGAGCGAGGTTCGGCCGACAAGACCGGTGGCGGCCTGCCCGCCGCGAACGGCGAGAGGGAGCCCTGCGCCGAAGCCGAGGCCGAAAGCCGCGCCCGTGGCCGTGGAAAGAGCCTGCTCCGCTGCTCCGCCTTCGCCTGCGCCATACCCGCCAAGAGCGCCCTGCGCCATTCCGACGCCGCCTGCGCGAGCGGCCTGGCCTACCAGACTCGGTACGGCGGGCGCCGTGCGCGCCGCGTTGGCCACGGCGATGGCCGCGGGGCTGGTTCGCCCTGCGATGCTGGGCGCGGCCGCGCCGAACGTCGCCAGCGCCGGAACCGCCGCACCGGTAACGTCGGCCGCGAGTGCACGCCCCGGGTACTGGCGGGCGTATTCGTCTTGGCCCATTCGCGCCGCTGCGACCTCGCGATCGTAGGTAGTACCCTCTTCGGCGGGGGCATCGAACCCGAAAGCTCGGTCCACCAGCGTGCCGAACCCTCCCGCAAGGCCGGGCAGTTCCGACATCCGAGACGCGCGGTAGCGCCCGGCGATCTCGTCACCGAAGTTGAAGAGGGCCGAATTGAGCGCCCGGCCACCGAAGCCGACTTCGGCGGGGGCGGAACCGCCCAGCGAGTTGACACGCTGCACCGCTTGGCTGAGCGAGGAGAGCGTGTAGCCCTCTTGCGCCAGCCCTTCCTCAACGATGTCGGGGTCGATACCGGAGGCCAGAGCGTTGTCCACCACGCTCTGCAACTTCTTTACGCGCTCTGCCGGGGTCATCAGCGGCCTCCGTTAAGGCGGGCGTTTTGCTTTGCCCGCATCCAAGCATCGAACTCGGGCGTGCCGATCGGGGGAACACCGCCAGCGCCCGCAGCGCCCGGACTGGCGGGGTCTTGCAGCTGATACGGTTGGTAGGTCGCCGCCGGATCCTGCCAGTCCAGCGTGTTGCCGAACTGCGCGCGATGCTCGCGGGCCGACTGCGCGCGCTGCACGCGAGCGAGTTCCTGCGCACGGAGGAACCGGAACAGGATGGCATTGCCTTCGGGCGTCTTGAAGAAACCCGGCTGCGCATTGACCAAAAACTCACGGTCCTTGTCGGTGAAGCCGTTACCCGTACCAAAGGCCGAGGCCATCGCTGCGACGCGCGGGACGATAAGGGCCTCTGCGGCTTCCAAGTCGGTGCCGACTTCCGTACCCACCAAGCGGCCCGCCTGCGCAATCAGGCCGGGGATGACGCCCGTGGGGTTGCGCTGGAGGATCGGCTGGAGCGCGTCAAGAGCGCGAAGCGACTGCACCGCGGACACGCCCTCCGCTTGGATCGTCTGGTAATTGCCGGCGTCGCCCTTGGCGAACTCGCGATCCCACACGTTGGCGGGGACGTTGCTGACCGACAAGTGCGTGGCCCCCGCAGCACGATCCGCCAAACGCGCAGCCTGGAACGCCGGATCGCGCATGCCGATGCGAACGATCTGCGCCGAATCCGGCTCGGCCGCCTGCACGTCGGTGAGGCGCTGGTTGCCCAGCTTCGAGAACTGGCCGAGGCGCGTCTGCCCGGTGGCCGGGTCCGTGTATTCCGTCGGCGCGAACCACTCTTCGAGCGGCGCGAACTGCTTGGCCGCCTCCAAGCGGGCCTTGGCCTCGTCCATGAAGCCTTCGTTCTGCAACGCGATGATCTCCGCTTGGAACCGCTGGCGGAGGTCCGCAGGCACCCCCGCTTGGGGGGCCGGGGAGGCCACTTGCTGCGCCGAGATGCCTGCCTGCTGGGCCTGCGTTTGCGGGCTGGCGAGAAGCCGCGGCGTGGCCATGAGGCGCTGCTGGTCGGGGGTCAACGAAGGCGCGGACATCTGCGGCATCCCGCTGCCGCCGTTCAAGATCGCGCTGATGCGAGCCTTTCGGGCCGCCTCCTGCTCCTGCGCCAAGCGATCGGCGTTGACCTTGGCCTGGGCTTCCATGCCGGCGCCGAAGTCGCCATCCCGGTACAGGCTGGCGCCGAGCCGGCCGATGGCCTGGCGGCGCAGGAGCTTGGCCTGCTCTTCCGAGAGAGCAGACGTGTCCGCCGTGCCCGCAGCGTACTGCGTGAAGCGGTCCTTGAGTCGATCGAAGATGCCTGCCATGTCAGTACCCGCCCACGTCGAGAAGACCGCCGCCACGCTGGCCGCGGGGTGCACGCCGGCCGAAGCCGAGGCCGAGCATTCCGCCCTGCCCCATCTGGTACGGCCGCTGGTTCATGTCGAGGGAGCCCATCTGCTGCTGGGCGGACGGCAGGCCGGCGTAAGGGTCGCGGCCGCCGTCGAAGCCTTGAAGCGAAGCTCCCATGTTCCACAGCTGGTCCTGGCGAAACTTCTTGAACGCGTCCTCGCCGATCTGCGCGCGCATGCCGTCCGTGAGGCCGGCGTTGCCGATGCGCGAGCCGAAGTCCTTGGCGGCGTTACCGAGCGCCGCGCCGATGCTGCCAAACATCACTTCTTCCCCTTCTTCGGTTCGCGGATCGGGCCGTCCAGCAAGCCGCCTGTGGCGCGAGCGTAGTTCACGCGCTTGAGGCCGTCGGGCCCGGTCACCACGGCCCCCGGATCGCGCTGCTCGACTTCACCGGCGAGGAGGCCGAACTGCTTCTCGCCGGTGCCCTTCATGCGGTACGAGTAGAACCCGCGGCCCGCCGGCTTGATGTATTCCTTGGCGCGCTCGTCGGACAGCGAGAACAACTGCATGCCGAGGCCGGCGATCTGGCCGAGGCCCATGCCCTGCCGCGTCGTGCTGGAGCCGCTGGACGAACCGCTGGAGTTGACCGTGGCGCCCATCGACGGGTCGAGCAGGCCGAGGCTCTGGTTAATGAGGCCGAGGCGCTCCGCTTCGAGGTTGCGCGGCGCGTCGAGGCGCTGCTGTGCAAGCTGCTGCTGGAGGGAGCCGATCTGTCCGAGGGCGTCGGCCCCTTGCAAGCCCATGCTCTGCTGGAGGGCGCCCAACTGGCCAAGCTGCCCGGCCGCGGAGAGGCCAAGCTGCGCGGAGTTGAACCGGGTTCCGACGTTGAAGCGATCGGTGTCCGACAGCAGGCCCGTGTTGAACTGGTTCATCTGGTTCTGCGCCGCGGCGTTGGCGAGGTTCGCCTGGTTCGCCATCTGCGCGGAAGCGATGTTGGCTTGGGTGCCGAGGTTGGCGTTGGTCGTGCCGACGTTCAGGTCAACGCCTTGGTTGGCCTGGGAGGCCGCCAGCTGGTTGCCGATGTCACCCATCGCGGCCTGCTGTGCGTTCTGGAAGGCCGACTGCCGAAGCCCGGCCACCGTGCGGTTGGCGTTGTCGTCGTAGGCGCGGTTCGTCTCCGCCTCCAGCACCGCCTGGCGAGAGCCGCCGAAGGCGCCCGCGGCCGCCGCGCGAGCCGCATCCTGCTGCCGAGCCATCTGGCGGCTGCGCTCGATGTCGGCGAGCGAGGTGTCGATGACCCCCGAGGTGTAGGGGTTCATGTACGCGGAGAGGTCCGTGTCCCGCAGGCGCTCGGCCGTGATGTCGCGGATGTCGCCGCGGTTCACAGTGCTGGCCGACGCGCCGGCGGCCTGCGCCTGGACGGCGGGGGCCGACTGGCGGGCCGCGATCTGGCCCGGGTCGAAGTTCAGCAGGCCGGTGAGGGCGTTGCCCGCCGCGCCGACGCTGGCGTTGCCTGCGCCGATGGCCCCGCGGGTGGCGTCAAACGCCGCCTGCTGGTCGGGCGTGAAGTCCGCGAACTGGCGGACGCCCATGTTGTTCGCGGCGTTGACCGCGCGGTTGTAGTTGCCGAGGAACGCAGCCCGGACTTCCGGGTCAAGAACCTGCTGCTGGGTCTGCTGCTGGGTCTGCTGCTGCGTGGTGCGCGTCCGACCGCCCATTGGAAAGCCTCTTTGCGAAGGTGGTTGCAATCGGGCGGAAGCCGGCTTGGCGGGTCCAAGCGCGGCCCCAGCCCTCTCGGCCGAGGATCGTCATGCGCGTGCATCCGATCGACTCAGCCCAGGCTTCGCAGGCAGGGAACATGGTGGAGAGCTCGGCCAAGTCCCCGGCCGCGAGCCATAGGTGGCACGTCAGGCCCTCGGGGTGTTGGTGGACTTCGGTCACGGCGACCGACTGTGCACCAGGCCAGAGTTGATACTTCCCGGCCTCCAGCCCGTCCAAGACGGTTTCGAGAGGCGGGTTCTCGGGATCGAATGATAGCGCGGATTGGAGGAGGGGGCCATACGAGGCCCCCTCTTCCCGCGGCGTCACGGCAGGCGGACCTGGGGCACGCCGTTGACGTACTCAACCAGCAAGTAGTTGCGGAGGTAGTCCTGCACCTGCTGGGCGAGGTTGACGGGCGGGTCGGTCACGGTGGCTCCGAAGATGATGTTGAGGGCGGCGTTGACGCGGGCGACGATCTGCCGCGCGAAGGGGTCGATGCCGCCCGCGTTGATGATGGTCTGGTCCGAAGCGCCCAAGAGCGGCTGGCCGAACTCCTCGATCTTCATCAACCACACGCCGCCGTCGCGCTCGTACAGCGACACGCCGATACCGTCGGGCGTGAACTCGAAGACCACGTTGCTCTGGATGTCGATGGCGAAGTCGCGGGTACCGACGGTGAACCGGAAGGCGCGCTGCGAGAGGGAATAACCGGACATGACGTACTCCTCGTTAGATCGGGCCCATGACCCGAGAGAAAGCTGCGGGAGACCCGAAGCCCATATGGTACAGAACCCCGATACCCAGCGTTGCTGTGTCGGAGCTCGTGGCAACCAAGCCCGAACCGAAGCTGCGTTCTACCGTCGTCGGGATATTGGTCGTGATCGTCTGGTCGAACACGGGAGTGCTGCTGGCTCCCGCGTACACGCGAAACCGCGCGCTGGTGCCCGCCGCGTTAACTTCGATGTCGAACGTGTAGTACGTGGCCAGCGACAGCGTGAGAGTGGTGCCCGCCGTGGTACGCGTCGAGTTGTTGGCAGTCTTGGCCCGACACGTAGACCCGTCCAGTTCGAAGTACGCCCCGTCCTCGGCGTCGCTCTGGTTAATGCAGTCGTGAAAGCCGAGGCGAACAATGCGCCCCGCGAACGACTCAAAAGGCAGATACCCCGCGCGGAACTTAAACGCGCCGACTCCGAACCGCAAAAGCCGCGAACTGAAATTAACGTCACCAAAGCTAGTTGTGTACCGGTACCCGCTTACGCCTTCGGCCACAGAGCGCAAAGCTGCGCCGCCGAGCGGGTACCCGATGACGGCCTCCGTAGGAGGGTTCTGGTTGTTGCTCCCACCGTTAATCGGTTGACCGGCGAAGATGGAGGCTTGTGCCGCGGATACGTTGGTGAAGTACGCGTGCAGCCATACGTCCAAAGGACCAAGCGCGGCGGGAGTTTCCACCGCTGCCAACTCGAAACCCGTAGCGCCCGCGTTGACGCGGACGACCCGCAGGGCGTTGCCCGCGTAGCTCAACGCGGCCAGAGAGTCGAGCTGCGCGTCAGACGCCTGCTTGCCGTTGAGCGCCGCCTGCAAGTCCGCTTGGTCGGACAACGTGCCCGTGATGTCGCCCCAGGCCGTGGCCGCGGTGGTGCCTCCGGCGTTCGACGCGCGCTGCACGGCGCGCTCGATCAACAAGTTGCGCTGCGCTTCGACCGAGGGGTCGTAGCGGACAGGCGGCGTGGGGAGGACCAGCTTCTCGGTCATCGACGGCCTCGCGGAACCACGTCAATGCGCGGAACGCCGAACCGCCAACCCGTGGCTGCGTCGCCCGTGATCCGCATGTTGATCTGCCGGCCGGTGAGCCGCGTGTCGGTGCGCGCCGACAGCGAATACGGCCCCACGGTGGTGCGTGCGGCGTTGGGGTACAGGCGCGGGTAGAACGTTACCTCGACTTGGCCGGTCGTGGCCTCGTCGGGAATCAGCTGGCGAACGAAATACACGTCATCGCCGGTGCCGAGCTCCACCGGGCCGCCTTCGAGGAACGGCTCAACGCTGCCCGGGTACGCCCAACCGACCTCGTGCTGCCACACTTGGCCGTTGGGCGCCATCAGGATCGGGCGGTCGAACACGCCGCTGTCGTCGCCGGCGGTTCGCGCCAGCGTGCCGATCGTCCAGTGGTTCTCCCGGTAGCTCCAGGTCACGTAGCGGTCGTTCTCCGTGGACGACCCGGACGGGTAGTACCACGACACTTCGCCGAAAGTCGTGTTGACCACGGCGGCGACCTTCGAGATCTGCGAGCGGTTGATGTCGCCGAACACGTAGTCGCCGACCTCACAGGGCAGCGGCTTCGTGTAGCCGTCGAAGATCCAGAACCCGGCCTCGCCCATCCAGACGGCGGAGGTGTCCAAGGCCGCGGCCGCGCCGGAGCCGACGATGCCGCAACCGGTCCCCACGCGGTCAAAGCCGAACACGAGCGGGGGGCCTTGGTAAACGCCGAACCACGCGTCCACGTCCGTGAGGTACAGCGTGCCGCCGCGGACCCGAAGGCCGCGCTTGAGGGTGCCGTTGGTCTGGAATTCGAAGTCGCCGGCCTGGTTCGTGCCCGAAGGCGTCCACACCGTGTTGTTCTCTTGGTCGGACCACTGGATGCGGCGCGGGTTGCCGCCGGCGCCCAGGGCCACGAGGATGCGCTCGGCCGTGACGACGAGGGCGGTACACGCCGTCGGCGAGTTGGTGATCGGCAAAGCATCGGCTGCGGTGTTGAGGCTCCACTCCACCAGCCGGCCGTCCGACGGCGACACCGCGACGAGGTTCTGGCCCCAGTTGTCGAGGCTCCAGATCGTGGCGTCCCAGATGCCCGAAACGGTCGTGGCCGGGCGGGCGTCGCCGTAGGTGCTGGAGCCGTAGGCGCCCGTGCCGTAGCCGTTGGCCGCGCCCGCATCCGCGCGCCCGGTCACGAACGACGCCGGCGTGATGTCGTAGAGCGTAATGCCGCCCTCGATGGCGTACAGGCCCGTGTGCGTGCCGACAGCGACCCCCCGCGTCGCGTTGTTCGCGCGCCAGGTGTAGAGGGCCCGCGGAGCGCCGGAAACCGTCGCCGTCAGCAGTTCACGCCAGCCACCCATGGGGCGGATGGCGGTCTGGTAGAAACGCACGAGGTTGGCGTCGTACCACCGGCCGGCGGAACTGTATTCAGTGCCGGAGCGGAACACCCCCGGCGGAAGTTTGAGCGGAAGCAGGGCCATGGCTCACTCCGCCGGCGGGTGCGTGGCGCGGATCTCGGCCAGCTTCTTGTACGCGCCGCGGCCCCAAGTCTGGAGATCGAGGAGCAGCTGCGCCAAGTCGTCGTTGGTCGCTTCTTCGGCCAGCACGGGCTCTTCCACCGGCTCCGTGAGAGCCAGCGGCACCGGCTGGGGCACCGGGACGTTGACGCGCTCGGTGCGCGTTGCGACCGTCTTACCGCCGCAGGCGGTCAGCGACAGCAGCAGGCACAGGAGTAGCAGCCCACGCAGCAGCATCGGGATCTTCACGGTACACCTCGTCCAGTTCTCGCTTGAGCCGGGCGTTTTCAGCCGCCAGGCGCGCTTGTTCTCGTGCATATCGGGCCACGCCGCCCTCGGCGGCGTCGCGCCAGCCGTTGGCGATCGCGGCCCAGCGCTGGTTCTCGGTGCGCAGCTGGAGCACGGCGGCTTCGCTGCCTTTGAGGGCCTGCTCCAGCTGGCCGATGCGCTCCGAGCGCTTGGCGGTGGCGTCTTCACGGCCCTTGAGGTACGCGCCGCCGAGGCCGGCCAGCACGATGACGAAAGCCGCGAGGTACTTAATTGCGAACGGGGGGAGCATCGTCGGACTCCGGGTGTGGGGGCACGGCGCCGCCCATGCGCTTGATCTCGGCCTCCAAGGCGATGATGCGGATGCCCAGGCGGACGGAGCGGTTCTGCTCGGTGTGCAGCTGCGCGCGGAGGCGGTCGTTGTCGGATTCGAGGTTCTTCAATCGGGCCTCCAGCGTCTCGACGCGCTCGGCAAGGCCTTGCACCAGCGTGACGTTGGCGGCGTTCTCGGCACTGTCGCGGCGGTGGCCCGTCCACCAGTCGTAGAACTTCGTGGCCAGCGTGCCGCCGACGGCTCCGCCGATCAACCCGAGTTCCGTGCCGTATCCGCCCTCGAACATCACGCTACCCCCAGATCCGCCTTGTATTTGTCCAAGAGCTCCTTGCGGTGCTCCAGCCCGTTGCGACCGCCGTTGATGCGCCGCGTGATCTCCACCAGGTCGTCCTTGTCGGCGAACTCGTTCAGCCCGCGGGACTTCCAATACCAGCCCGCGGAGTGCGCGGCCAACTCCGGCGATTCTAGCAGCTGCGGGTTGCCAATGAGGCGGCCGCCCAGGCCGAGCACCTTCGCGACCTCCGAGTAGTTGGCCCGGCCGGTGATCTGGATCAGGCCGCGGCCGATGAACCGCCAGCCGTCCCCGGGCTCGGTGTTGCCGAGGTTCTCGGCGCCCCACTTGCCCCCATAGATGGCGTTGGCGATCGCCTCTTGGTTGGCCGGCTGGGTGGCGGTGCGGCCGTGGCGGCGGGCTTCCTCGGGGGAGATGCGCTTCGGGAAGGAGCGCAGCAGGGCTTCGACGGAGTAGTTCAGGCTCTCGCGCGTGGCGCGAAAGCCGTTGCTCTCGTGGTCGATCTGCGCAAGAAAGTGGGCCTTGCGCAGCGCCGTGTTGATGCCGAACTTGCCCATGGCGTCGCGGATGTGTCGGTCGATCACGGTGTTTCCTTACGTCGTCATGGTGAATTCGGCGGACGCCACGATCGTGGTGCCTCCGAAGGGGCGGATCTCAAGGCGGATGACGCTGCCCGACCACCCAAAGCGCGCGAAGTCTCGCTGCACGTTGAGGCGGTACCAGGTGTCGGGATCCGGGGAAAAACTGCTAAGCGCGGGGTCTTGCGGAAGTCCAGAGACAACCGTGAGCCGAACCTCGTAGTTTTCGCCGGGGAAGGGAGGCGCAGCCACAGGGCTCTGCGTCCACCACTCGCCCGCGATGTTGAGGGTCAAGCCCGAAGTGCCAGGCTCCGTGGCCGTCAGCGTTCCGGTAGTTTGGAACTGCAAGGCGTTCAAGTTGTTGACGTTGCGGCGAATGTTCCGGTTCGCCAGCCGAACGCCGCCCAGCTGCCGGCCCAAGAAGGTCTGGAGGATGCTCACGTCAAGCCACCCGCCAAGTGTCGGCCACTCCCGGCACCTTGAGCAGCGAGCGGATACTGGCGGCTTGGAGGGTGTAGCTCCCCGACGCCGCACCGTCCAGCAGCGTCACGCCGGCGCCAGGCGCCACGGTGACGACGCCGCTGGTGCCGTGGTTCATCAGGCTGATAGCCGCCCCGTCGCGCCAGCTGACGCTCGACTCCGGCGGAATCGTCCACGTCGGGGTGGCCGTGCTCGTCTTGGCCACCATGCGGCCGTGGTCCGTGGCCGTGAAGGTGTAGTTGGAGTTCTGCACCGTCGGCGGGACGTCGCGGAGGTTGCCGCGCACGTCGGTCTGCTCGTCCGTGCGGCCGAAGAACACTTCGTCGGCGTCGCTGGTGATGGCGACGTTCGTAGTGGCCGCGGGCTGGAGCGTCTTGAAGCGGAGTTGGTTGCTCGTCTTCGACTCGAACAACGTGGCGCCGGCGCCGACGTTGGCGCCGGTCAGGTCCAGCGCCGTCTTCAACTGCGTGTCGATCGTGTCGAAGTTGGCGTTTAGGAACCCGCCCCAGGTGTCAACGTCACCCGAGACGGTCGGCTTGGCGAAGTTGAAGTTCGGAGTGAAAGTCGGCACGGTCAGGGCCCCACTTTGCGGCTGCGGATGCGGAGGGTGCTGCCACCAAACTCCGCGCGTTCGTTGTCGAGGCGCAGATCGTCCAGCGCGCGCTGGAGCAGATCGGCCCACGTCTGGACCCGGGCGTCGTCCTGCAAGTACGGCGCGGACTGGACCAGCGCGCCGTACAGGTAGATCTCCGGCGCTCGCGAGAGCAGCCAGTTCGTCGCCAAGCTGGCGCCCAAGCGCGGGATCCGCGCGTAGTAGTCCACTTGGACATCGTTCGAACCGCTCAACCGCGGCGCCAGCCGGATGTTGGTGCCCGCGATCGTGTAGAGGTCGGCCTGGGTGCCGTTGCTCCACTGGTCGGAGGCCAGCGCTTCCTGCGGCGTTACGTAGTGCAGGACGGCGTTGTTGCGGCTCGTGTCGCGAACCGTCACGAGTTCCGCCATGTCTGCCGGCAAGGCAGCAACGCCGTTCGTGGCCGTCAGCGTGGTCGTGGTCCACATCTCGCGGGTGCGGATGTTCTTGTCGAAGTACGACTCCGCCAACCCGATGAACGTCGGGATCACCGGGGCGAGATCCTGGCGGTTCAGCCAGTCGCCGATGGCGGTTCGCAGAGCGTCGTAGTTGGCGAAGGACATCAGATGCGCCCCGGGCGAGTGCGGAATTTGGCGTTGGCCGGGTCATTCAGCCAACGGCGGACGAAAGCCTCGTCCTTGTCTTTGCCGGAGGCCACCCACTCAGCGTAGATCGCCATCGGGATCGAAGCGACCTTCTTGCCGTCGCCCCACCGATCAAGGCTCGTGTGGGCGTTGAACTGGGCCTGGGCGCTCTCCACAATGCCCTCCACGTCCTGCTTCTTCTCCAGAACAAAGCTCTGGCCGTCGTCGCTGCCGTGGAAGATCGTGCGGATGCCCGTCAGGGGGTCGTAGCTGAATTCGCGAGCAGACATGGTGCTACCTCAGATGCCCGGGCGCGAAACGGCGATCGCGGTGAAGGTGAACGTCGGCGACGTGCCGGCGATGACCCACCGGAGGCGGATGCGGCGATGCGTGGCACCGTGGGTGCCGGGGACGATGGCCAAACGCTGCTGGCCTGCGGCCGTCAGCTGCGCGCCAGCCACGACGGGGAACCACGTGGTGCCGTCAGCCGACTCTTCGAGCGACAGGTTGAGCGTCGGCGTGGTGCCGCCGGCGGCCGTCACGTTGACGCAGACGGTGACGTTGCCGTTGTCGTTGGCGAACGGGATCTCCTGCTGGCCGCTGGTGGTGCGGGCCGCGGAGCTCAGAAAGGGGCTTTGCAGATAGATCGAATTGTTCACGGCTGGCTCCAGTTACGCGAAAGCTCCGGGGGCCGAAACCCCCGGAGCGCAACACCCGAGCCGCTTACGCGGTGGTCAGGTCCGCAACGATGCCGTGGGCGGCCTCGTTCTTCATCTTGATGCCCCACTCCACGATCAGCATGCGCTTCTCGGCGTCGCCGGTCTTGGCGAGCGGAATGGTCTGCATCGGACGCAGGGTGGCGATCGCCGCGTATTCCGGGTCGAGCAGGAACGCATCGCGCTCGCGCTGGAAGCGGTTCGGGACGATCGTCAGGTTGCCGAAGTCGGACACGTAGACATCGGCGGCGCCGATGATCGTGGTCGGCTTGGCGCCCTGCGCGTTGTAGCGGATGTCAGCGATGCCCGTGAAGCCCGACGCAACGCCCTTGTTGAAGGGGCCCACCATCAGGATCTTGAGCTTCGCGCCGCTGTTGTAGCACGACTGGATGCCGCCCTTGAGCAGCGTCTCGGTGAACGGACGCTGGTTCGGAGCGGTGGCGTCGGTGGCCGCGGCCGACGGGATGCCGTTGGTCAGCGTGCCGTTGGCGCCGCCGGTGCCGCGCGAGACGTTCGAGGTCAGCCACGCCGGGACGCCCGCCGAACGGCGCGGGGTCGTGGTGTTGCCGACGACGCCGGCCTGGTTGGCCAGCGACATGCGCTCCATGTCGCGCTTCATCTCGGCGCCGCGCTTGGCCGTCTGGTACGCGAGCTCGGTGGCGCGACCGGCCCTGTCCACGGCGTCGAGCGTGCCGGAGACGATGATGGTCTTGCGCGAGATCTGCGTGTAGTTGCCCAGGCGGACGGTCGGGGTCGGCGTGGCGAACGCGGCCTCGTCACCTTCCACGACGGCGTTGTTGTCCACGGCGGCGTCGAGGGCGTCGGTCTGCCACTCGAACAGAGTGTTCTTGACCTTTTCCTTCGACACGTTCGAAACGAACGGCGTCTCCTCGGGGGAGATGTTGTAGATGACGTTCGAGAGGTCTTCGCGAACGCCGACGGCGGTGAAGCGGGTATAGGTACCGGCAACGATGGCCATGGGTGAGTCCTTACTTCAAGTTGAGGAGCAATGCGGCGGCGTCGGAAACGCTGCCCGTCTTCTGGAGACGGTTGAACTGCTTCTTCACTTCCACCTTCACCGAAGGCTTGGCCGGAGCCGCGCCGGGCTTGAGTGTCCCCGAAGTTGCAGGCTTGTCACCCTGGAGGCTGGCCTGCTTGCGCGCCATCGCACGATCGAACTTCATCGCCTTGCGAAGAAGAACGACGGCGCGGGCGTCCGCGAGCGTCTTGACCTCTTCCGGCGAAAGCCCCACGGAAAGCGCATACTCGGCGATCTCGGCGCGTTCCCGGCGGGCAACCTTCGGGTTGCTCCACTCGGGCAGCAGTTCGGTCGTGAGGATCTGGTTCTGCTCCTGCACGTACTCTCGGAACTGTCGTAGCTCCTGCTGCTGGGTAGCCTCCGCCAGTCGGGCCTTTTCGGCTTCGACCGCGGCCAGCTTCTCCTGCCGCTCCGCCTTCTCCGCGCGCCACTTGCGCTCGTACTGGACGGCCTGGATGGGGTTCTGCTGGTACAGGGCATCCCAATCCGGCTCGTCAGCCTTCTCGGCCAGCTTCAACTGCTGTTCGAGGGCGCCAAGCAGCACGCTGTATTGCGTGCGCTCCCGCAAGACCTCCGTCGCTTCGCTTTCGAGGCGCTTGCGCCCCTCCGCGACCTCCTGGGTCTTTCGGGTGTAGTCGGACTGCCGGAGATAGCCCTTAATGAGTTCGTCGCGCTTGACCTTGACCTTCTCGCCGCGTCCGAGGTCAATCTCGAACTCTTCTTCGGCCTTCGTGTCAGGCTGCTCGTCGTCCTCCGAGGCTTCATCGTCCTCGACATCGACATCTTCATCGGAGTCCTCGGGCGCCGTCTCCTCGCCTTCGGCCTCCTCCGCGTCTTCGTCACCGGCCGTTTCGTCGGTGGCTTCGTCCTCGTCGCGTTCCTCTTCCGGGTTGCCGTCTTCGGCTCCAAAGAGGCCCGCAAGCTGCGAAGCAGCGGTGTTCACGTCGATCCCGGTGCTCGGGGTATCGGTATTCTCAGCAGGCATGGTACACCTTTCTGTGGGATGTCAACAACTTAGGCGGGGAACAGGTTCCGAATCGCCTTGCGGGCCTTGGCGAGCATCGACTGCGCCACCTGGCCGTCTTCGGTGCGCAGGCGCAGGCTCAGATCGACCTGCTGGAGCGCGCGCATCTCGTAGTAGAGGTTCTCCCGGCCCTCGATGTCCTTGGGCTCGGTCTGCGCCCACTCGCGCAGGATCCGGTTCTGCGCCTCGACAACGGCCGTGCGGTAGTCGTTGGATTCGAGGAGGGCCTGGGCAGAAATGCCGGCGGCCGCGCGCTTCTCGTAGTCGGGTTCGTCGTGGGTCATCGCTTACGCTCCGGGGAACGGGGAGGGAGCCGGCGGCTGCGGGGCCATCGGGTTGCCGGGCTGCGGCGGGGCTGCGGCCAGCGCCGGCACAGGGGTGACGCCCGGGGCGCCGCCGGCGACGGAGGTGCCGCCATCGCCGCGGGGCATGGTCAGGAACGCCAGCACCTCCGCCAGCGGGTAGCCCGTCTTGGTGCACGTCTCGATCGCCTTGAGGACGATCTCGTCGCGGCGGGCGTCGGCATCCGACTTGGCCTTGAGCTCGGCCACTTCGGCTTCCTTGTGCTTCTTCTCGGCCTCGGCGCGCGCCACCAGCATCGCCGGGTCTTCCTGCGGCGGGTTCTGGTTCTGCGGCTCGTAGGTCGCCGGGTCGTTCCAGAACGCGTTCGCGTCCTTGAAGCCGGCGAGGCTCGTCATCTGCGCGAGGGTGTAGCGGAACTTCTCGACGCTCGTCAGCGGGTTGTCCGGGCCGAGGGTCGTGAGGATCTGCTCCTGCTTCTCGGCGATCTGCATGAGGTAGCCCATGCGCACGTTGTCCGACCCGCGGCCCAGCGCGACGTTGATCGTCACGTCGGCCTGCTCCGGCCAGCACCGCGGGTCGATCGGCACCCAGCGGTTGCGCAGACGAACCATGAGCTCGCGGTCCTGGTGCTTGCGCAGGAGGTGGTAGACGTTCTGGATCAAGCTCTGCCAGCCCGTCTCCGCCAGCACGCGGCAGATCATCTCGACCTGGGCCTGGCCCTTCGAGATCGTGGCCTGCACGGCGTCCTTGGTCGAGGACTGGAGGGCGTCCGCGTCGAGGCCGGCCGCGGCCTTCGAAACGCCGGTGCGGCTCTCGCGCATCTCGTCCATGAGGCCGAGGACCGGGATGACCTGTTGGCCGACGAACGGCGTCTCCAACGGCTGGGCCATGCCCGGCGCGCGCATGCGAACGATGCCGCCCGTGTCGTTGGAGAGCACGTCGCGGATGTTGACCTGGCCCTCGACCACGGCGGTGCGCGGACGGACGGACTGCGCGAGGGAGTCCATCATCGCGCGCCACAGGCCGGTCTTGGCCACCTGGATGTCGGCGGCGAGGTCGGCGGCGCAGTCGGGGAAGAAGGTGTGGGTCTTGATGTTGGCCGCGAACGCCGAGAACGGCGAACGGTCCCACGGCTCGAACGAAACGAGGTTGTATTCGGAGCCGAGGCAGATGACCTTGTAGAACTCGGCGAGGCCGTCCCGGTCGGTGTCGAGGCGGACGTAGGCCTCGACGTACAGAACGCGCTGGTTCATCTGCTCCGGGTCGCTGCCGAAGGGGAACTCGGCGGCCGGGTTGCGGGTGAACGTTTC